CTAGAGCCTCCTCAGCGTTTGTCCCATACGTCGTCAGGCGCTTTGTCATCGCCAGCTCTGGAGCTTCGTTCGCCGTCCTCTCCGCACAGTAGACGCGCTCCATGATCCTCTGCGGGACTGGCACGCCTCCGTATCGGTAGATCGGCTTAAGGATATCCGGCACCTCACACGTCCGGAAAATCACGAAATGCGACCGATGAATCCGACGGCCATTCACGAGCCAGAATGTAGGCTCATAGAAATTGATGTCTGTCGGGTCAGTGACGCTCGCCCCTTGCAGGTCCGGGCCAGTCCACTGCGGGTCGACCTGGACGATGCCTTCGTAGCTCCGGGGGGTAACGCCGTCCGGGTTGAACGGTACCTCATAGTATTTCGGATCGTTGCTATTGACCTTGAAGAGAGCCAACCGGATTCCGAACTTCCGCCCGGTCCCAATGAAATCGCGCATGTGGTCGGCAATTTTGAATCGCTCGTCCGCACGACGCATCCGCTTGACCAAATCGTCCGGGAGCTGGTCGCCATCATCAGAAACAATCGCGTACCCCTTACGGATGGCATCGTTCGCAGGCATGGTGCACGCCTTGTCTATGAGCCAATGCGTACTCAGGAACGCGCACACCTGATACCCGATGAATCCCTGCGACATATACCAGCCAAGCAGTGCATCGGAGATCCGGATATCGCCCATCGCATAATTCGCGCTGTAGCTGTCTGCCGAGTCCATCGCAAGGCTACCCGCCGGGGCTGCGCGGACTGCCTGACCGATGGCTTCCTGCAGCAGCCTAGCGCCATAGGGGGCCTGTTCTACGCGCGCGGGCCGGGAAAGGAATCCGAGCTTACGGGCCGCAGGCGCTACCGCTTCTTTTGTGCGCTGCCAAAAGGTCAATTTCTTATCTCCCAAGGAATCCGCGCCCGCGCGTCTTGACCGGCGTATAGCACATCATAACAGCATCCGCAAGATTCGGCGATGGAACGCCGTCAGGCGACTTGTTCACCACGACCTTGCCCGCACCATTCCATGCCCATGTTGGCTGGGAAAGTTCGGCCCTAAGCTCAGGCAACAGCTTCAAGGACGGATCGATGCTTATCAGGCTATCCGGATCGCCATCGAATGCGTGCCCGGCCTTGGCCCTTTCCACGGCCCTGTATGTGCGCAGGAAGCGCATGCGCAGAGCCCACCATGCTTGGGCCTTGGCGTTGGCGAAGTAATCCCCGTTACGCCGCTGGGCCTCTTGCTTGCGCTCGTCGCCTGTCAGCCTCGTCACGCCGTCCGCATTGGGGATCGGGTCATCGGGGTTAATCACTTCGCCAGAACCGCGCCACGGCTCCACATTGAGCCTATGGGCGCGCTTGTCGTTAATCTGCTTGGCATCACCTCGGACACCAGCACCAAGGCCGTCAGAGTCGAACCGGAAGCCCTGAGCATCGAACATGTCCGTTTCCCGGAATGCCCGCTCAGTCGTGGCGAAGATGTCCGAACCGGTGCCGCGCCACTTGGTCAGGTGGCAGAGGAGGATGCCGTGCTTGCCAGCGTACGCATTCAGGTCGCGCCCCTCATCCGCAACGTCCAGCGACCCCAGTCTTGCGCCGCTCGGCTCGATCCCAAGGGCCGCATGCGCATTGATCGCAGCCTGCACCCACTCCGCCGGGATGATGATGCCATCCTCGGACGCGTCATAGTTCCGGTCTATTTCCTGCGCGACTACAACCGGGTCCAACCGCTCACGCTGGAGTAGATACCACGCTTCATCTTTTCTCGGGTCGTCCCGCCAGTCGAACACGAACACCTTTACTCGGCCGCTGAACCGCTTTTGCGCAAAGACGTTAGCCCGGCCCTTGACAGATGAGAAGTCGATTCGGCAATCCGTCGTAGCAGACAGGGACGCTTCGATAAGCTCCGCTCTCGGGATATGGGCCGACTCGTCTACGCCATAGATCGACGTTCGGTCGCCTCGCCCGATATTGTCGCCGGCCTCGCCTGAGATAACCGAACCCGTCGCCGGGAAGGTCAGGCGCATATGGACCGAATGTTTACGCTCATCCCACCCGCCCCGGAACTCCGCAGGGACGTGCTTGATGAACTGGCGCGCCTTGTGGAACAGCGACATGGGGGAGTGCTTGTCGTCTACATACACTTCCTTGCGCGACCCGACTCCCGCACTAAACCCCTCATGGAACATGGACATCGTGCATGCGTAGGCAACGAAACACCACGATGCACCAACGTCTCGGGTCTTCTCGATTAGTCCGGGCTCGCGGCCCTTCCAGCACTCATGGATGAACTGGATTAATTCTCTCTGACGGGGGAACAGTTTGAACGGCATGAAGGCCGAGCGCCCGGAGTTGATGTTTCGGGGGTCTACCGTCACCCCCCAATCGTCGATGAAATCCCACGGGTTGTCCCTATAGTGGACGCGGAACGCCGCCAATAGACGCGGGTCTTCCCGAAGCGCCTTCAACACCTCTAGCCGTTTCCGGAACACCGAAACATAGTCCGGATTGCGGAAGTCGAAAGTCACTTGCCCACGGCGTCCTGATAAATTCGGGATGCTTCCCGCTCATCTACATTCGGCGGGATGTATGCCGGCGACAAGGGGTTAGATGTGTGGATATTCTGGCCGTTTCGACCATCGAACCGAGACGTAAGGTTATCCGCCAGCTTCATGCAAACATCTACCCGAAGTCGCCGCAATGCAACTTCTCCCTTATCCACACTCTTCCCGTAGGCCGTTGCCGTGTACTCGGCCGGAGCGTCTGCCAGCCTTTTGGCCTCTAGCCTGATTCGCTCGGCCTCGGCTATACGTGCGCGCGTGAAACGTCCAGCAAGTTCCGCGTCTTCTTCGCACCACAGGTACCACGTACTAAGCGCAGGCATCTCCCCCTGCCCATTGCAGATGTCACACAGGGGCTCGTCCGTTTCGGCGATCCGATACAGGATGTCGTCTATGACTTCGGGGGTCTTCTTTCCGCCGGCTCGCATTGGTCACTTGGTCAGTTCGTTGAAGACGCCCGCTGCGAATGCGGGCGCGACAAAGGTCAACCCGGCATACATTACCCATGTAAGCCAGCCGACAAAAATCCTCTTGGCGGTTGAATCGCTCATCGGATCAACCCCTCCTCTCTGTGTTTACGGATGCACTCATGTTCGATCGCCCTAAGCTTTCGCTCTTCGGCGGCGATCCCAAGCCACGCGATAGCGAATGCAGGCCCATCCCTCAGCCAGTCTCCCGGCCATTCCGGGCCATCTGGCGTCTTGCCCTGCTCACAATCAACCTTGGGCGGCTCTGGCTCTTTCGACGGCCTTACGGCCTTCGTCGCGCACCCTGTCAGGCAAAGTGACAGGGCAGTCAGCAGGCACATGGATCGTACGTGTTTCATACCTCACCCTCTCCACGGCCTTTGCCGTCTCGGTTCTTGCGTCGGTTGCTGCGTCTGCAGCGGCTTGCTTGGCGTCTTGTGCGATGTTAGCGGCTTTCTGTGCTCTTGCCTTGCCGGCCACTTCGGCGGCGTGGTCTGTGGCCCTTTGTGCGGCCTCCCATTGGCCCCGCTCTACTTCCCGGCCCCTATCGAACTCGCCAGAACGATCCCACCACCACATCGCTAGCACGGCGCTGGTCGCCCATGCCTGCCATGGGATGGCCTTAAGCCATCCCCACGCCTTGCCAGCCAGCAGCGCCCAAGTCATTGCGGCGGCGGCTGCTGAATCACGCGGGACACCCCAGCGGCACCCATCGAAAACACTGCGCCAAGGCCTAGAGTCATCTTGATCCAACTAGGAATCTCAGGGAGCCAGTCGGCAGGCATCCACTGGTAAGCCGCAGCAGCGCCAGCACAGAACGCACCCGTGATGATCCAGCGCATCGACCACCAGCGATGCCAGTTACTGGCGTCCTTCACCAGCGGGACGCCTAGAACCTTTTTCGGTGGCGGGGGCTGCGGGTCAGGGTTGATCGGGATGAAACTGCTCATCTTTCTTTTCCTCTTGAATTTCTTGCAGGCG